TGACCAGTAGATGTTACACCAAGTCTTTGTGTAACTGTGCCAGTTATGTTACCACTACCATATTGATGTAATCTCATACCAGTTGTCTGCGCAAAAGTAAATTGTGTTGCACCACCAACACCAAGCTGTATGTTATCAGCACTTGTTGTACCTTGTATATAAACATCATCTGAAGTCCATCTGACTTTTTGGTCGTTACTTAGCGTTAGTTTAGATGATGTTAAACTTAAGCCTGTGTTTAAAAATCTAGCTACCTCTGAACCATTAATACTAACACCTATAGTTTCATCACTTGGTTGATAAAATCCTTCATTTATACTTCCAATGGATAAGGTAGGAACATCAACTGCACCACCATTAAATGTCAACGAATGTGTTGAAATGCCAAATGGTAAATCATTACCTGCACCATCAGTAATTATTTTTTTTGTTCCTCCAATCGCTTGTGAATCTGTACTTTTGAGAATACCTAGATAGCTCGCTGATATATTTACTCCTGTTAATGATGTACCCATAAGAATATTTTATTTACAAATATACTATTTTTTCATTTTCATAATATGCTTGTTATGATGCTCTCTGTGACAGTTGGCACATAACACCTCACACTTTGACATAATTTCTGTTAATATAGAATCAACCTTTCCATCATAAAAACTTTTTTCAGATAAATTTCTAATAGCTCTTGCAATACCAATTTTTTTTCTTTTTGTGTGATGAAAGTCTAATGCACTGAAATTTTTATCGTAACCACACTTCACACATTTAATATCTATATATTCAGATAATTTATATATAAACTCTTGTTTCCAATGCCTGTGATTTTTTTCTCTTTTTTTATTTCTACAGTCTCTGCAGTGAATCTCTGGTTTTTTATTGGCCCTTTTATAATATTTTGTTAGCGGCTTTACTTTTTTACATGTTGCACAAATTTTACCTGCCTTGTGCTCTATATTTTGGTCCTTTGTAATATTTGCCACTTTTTTGATTAGTGTTTCTGTTTTTGCTGTGTATTCCTTTTCTTTTTTTTTTAGGTTTACTAATGTACGCTTTAGGAAAAAACCTTTTAGCCATTACTTTTTAGAATATTTTTCTAAACCTCTGCTTCCAAAATAAGCACCAATAACAGTAATTAAAACAATTTGTAATAAATCAACCCAACTTTCTTTGACCTCAAAGGATATTTTACCTGCATCTATAAAAACAAGTAATATGGTGCTAATTACTAAGATTAATAAAACTAAGGGCCTAATGTTTTTGGAAAGCCAACTATCAGAAGTGCTATCATACTTCCATCTCTCGGTAGTATTTTTTTGCATTTCAATCTCAAATGATTGAAACAATTGTTTAATCTCTTTGTTAGCTTGATGCTTTTCTTCTTTTGTTTGAACAAAACGGTCAACAATATTTGCAATACCTGTGGCTGTTTCTCCAAAGAGTTTCTGAAATATCTTATTCATCTATCTTTATCTGTTAGCCATACATATATTATAAGACCTCCAACAAGTAAAGCACCAACAAGTGTCACAGTTACCACAGCAAAATCTACGTTTTCCAAATGTATTTGCATTACAACTCATCTATTAAATCCATTAATTTGTGTTCTATTCTTAAAAAAATTTCTATACGTTGCACACCTTCCCAATCTTTTAAACCTTCAGCTACATCCATCAATGTATTGATTTTAGATAACGTTTGCGTAGTTTTTAATTGCTCATTAACATCCTTTTCAGATAAACTTATATCGCTAAGTAATTTCATTTTTTATAAACTTTATCTTCTAAATTTTCTAATCTTCTGTTTGTTTGCTCTTCGTATTTTTCTAATTCTCTTATCAAATAATCAATTTTTTGATTTATAACTTTTGTATCATCTTGCTCAATTTTATACTCTGGCAAAGTTTTAGCAATTTCAATTTCTGATGTGAGTTGAGAATACGTCATAGTAAGTGAAATGATACCACCAACCAACAGGCCCAAAAACTTAATATCAACTTTAAAATCTGATTTGCCATCACCGTCCAAATCAACAGCAACTTTTTTATTTGTTATATCATCCATGTTTTTGATTTTAGCTTTGCTCAAAATTAATAATTTTAATTGAAAGTTGTTTTTGCGAATCTAAAACGTCAGCAATAATTGGATATATTCTTTTGTAAGCACTTGTACTTTGCCCTAAAAACGGCTCTTTGCTAATATTTTGTGATATAACATCCCCAACAAGTAGACAACCATGTGTATGCTCAGTAGTATTGCCACAATGCAGAAGAATAAACTTAAAATCAGGAACATCATCAATGTGTAAAACGCCTCTTTTATCGCTGTGTAAATCAGGAAACCTTTTTTTGTACTTAATGAAATAACCTCCCTCCGTTCTGTATTTAATCGGATAAGTGCCTTGAGGTATGCGAGTTTCTCCATAAACTTTGACCTCCCTTTTTTCATCTTCAAGAGTAAAGCATAAAAAATTTTTGTGGTCTGTTTCATCATCTACTAAATATAATATGCCTAAGGTACTATCTTTTTGTGAACTATATCTGTATAATTCCAACCTCATAACTCCTCAACAAGATTTGAGAATGTTAAAATGCCTCTGTAAATGGTTTGAGTTTCTGTATCCTCAGTTAAATATGTGATGCCATCGTTTTGTGCAGATATACATTTAAAATTATCTGAGCTTATATCAAAGAAACTTGTTCTTGAAATTAATCTTTGTGTTATCTGATTCATAGCTAAATTTGCATCTAACTGACCACCTGTATTGGTATCAAATGCTGTTACAATTTCGACCTGTGTTTGTACGTTGTTAAGATATGAATCTTTTATATTATCAAAAATTAAATTGCTAATTGATGATATGAGTATATATGGCTCAGATGCTGAGGATGGCACTACATTGTAAACAGGTACTGTAGAGCTATTTAAAGTTATATTACCATTTAATGTTGTAAAAACCTCCTTACGTATAATATGAGAAGCATCTTTCATTTTGTTTGTTGTTTTAAATTTTTTCTTAAATTTTTAATAAACTCAAATGTAGCCATTTTAATTGCAGGTCTAAAAAATGGCTTCCTGCCCTGCAAACTTCCTCTGCCAACCTTTCCAAACTCGACAAATGCTGCATAATTTATTCTATATCCTACTACATAATTAAATGCTTTGCTTTCAAGAAACAAAGAGTCCCTTAATTTACCTGTAATTACAGGTACAAAGTCAGTTGATATTTCAGATATCCTGCTTATGTATTTTTTTAATTCCATATCAAAACCTTGACTTGGTTTGACAAACCTTTGCAACCTTCTCATCTTTTTATTAAAACGCCTTCTATCAGCTGCACGTAGTTCTATACCTGATTTTCTAGCCATATTACTGTTGTTTATCTGCTAATATTTTAAATGTATATAAATCCTCCTCAAACATTTGATTTATTCTGTATTTGTTAGAATCATCAGTTAGGAATAATACATCTCCCCTTTGTATGTTTGTGGTTGCAGTGTTTTTTCTCATGGTTAACTCAATACCGGTTTGTAAAATTCTTTTACCGTCTCTAAAAATCATTTGGCCATCTAAAAACTTTCTGTTGGCCCAAAAAGTTCCTACTGTAGATTGAGATGAGGTGAATCCACCATATCCATCAGCTGAGTTGCTGTTTCTTTTTACCGTTACCCTGTATCTTAAATCTCCTGCTTCTATCATAACTCATTATAATATATGTATGGTGATAATATGCTTTTTACATTTGTTGGTATTTCATTTATTGTTTGACCCTTTACAAATTCAGCTCTATTATCATAATATGTACTTGCAAGTTGTTTTATGGCCACCTTTAAATCATCAAATGAAAGACCAGATGTTGTATAAACAATTTTTAAATTTTTAGAATGAGTTGAAGTTATTTCTATGTACTTATCCTCGAATCCAAAAGAATCAAAGCTTACATTACTCAAAGTACCATCTGCATCTTGTTTTTGTACTGATGTTATACTGTTAATCGGTGCAAATGGCAAAACAACTTTTACTCTTCTTCTATACAAATTACCATACTCACCAGAAAAATTTATATTGCTAATAAACAAAGTTCTAGTTTTGGCAACTATATCTCTGTTAATTATAGCTTCACATTTTTCTCTTGCTGCCTTTATCATCTCAGCAACAATAGTATCATCATCTGATGTTTCTATTCTTGCGTATGATTTTAATTCAGAAGAAGAAACAATTTCACTTCCTGAGGTAGAATCAATTTGTACACTAATCATTATTTGCTTTCTTTATTGCCTTTAAACTCTTTAGTTTCTTTTGTTGCCTTTTCCTCTTTTGTATCAACAACTTCTCCCCATCCTTTTGCCACCCACTTAGAAACATTTTCTTTTGGAATGTTTATTACATCACCTTTTTTATAATCAACACCCTCTCTTGTTATTTCAGTTTTACATTTTATTTTCATGGTAATTAAATTTTGTTTGCTGTAAAGATAAAAAAAAAGAGCAACTAATTTGTTGCTCTCTAAAACACCGTAGTATTTTTTATTTATTTACCAACTCCCATCACCGTTTTTAACTCCAGTATTATGTTTACTAAAATTACCTGCAGTTTCACCCTCCTCTAAATTATCAGTTGTTGCCATGCCCTTGTAAAAGATTCCTCTTTTATCAAGTTCTTTTGCATACAACTCTTTCAACTCTCTGTTACATTCCGTTTTATGGTGTCCTAATGCTCTGTAATAAGTAACATAAGCATTGTAATACCATTGTAATAGGTCTGAATCTGAAGCCTTTTGTAGTGTATCATTTTCTATGACTCCAATACCTGAAGCCCAAAATTTACTACCTTCTTCAAATCCATATCTGTATTCAACTCCATCTTGTTTTATCGTTCTCATAATTTTCATTTTTAATTATCTGCAAAATTGCATTACTCTAATTTAAAAATTTTTTTAATAAAAACAAAATATTTTTAAAATTTTTTTTAATTATTTTTTTTGGCAAAAAAAAAGAGGGTTAAAATAACCCCCTTTCTAACTCAAATAAGTATTACTTATTATGAAGTCTCTAACGCTGTTTTAGCAGTTGAGAACGCACCCTTTACAATACCTGTTGGTAAATAAATTGAGTGTGCTATTCTAGCTATTCCACGAACTGAAACAAGATACTTGGAGAAGTTATCCGAATCTTCATATCCGAAGTCGACTTTCAATCCTTCTCTTTGCCATACTTGTGAGGCTTGTGAAAAATCTGCTACAACAAAGTTTCCTGCCGCCATTTTATTATTCATGTAGACCGGAACACCATTTATCCTAAAGAAACCGTCCGCTGAAACAAGTGAATTACCTCTTAGATACTCATTTGTGGTATCTTTCAGTAATGCGATTTTATGAAAATCAGTTGGATTTAGCACGATACCATTTGCAGCGTAGTTAGCTAAGGCTAACTGATTCATCGCCACATATAATACATCCAATTCCTGTGCTGATTCAATTGCATTTGCAAATCCACCTGCTGCAAAAGTTGTTCCACCATTCATTAATCCTAATAAATTAGGTGAACTACCTGAACCACCAATCAACTGGTCATCAATAACCGTGTTAATTTTTGCAGGTAATCTCTGTGATAAATAAGAGCTTAAGCCAGGAGTATCATCTAACATCTCTTGTGAAATGGTCATGACCGCTGTGGTTTTTTGAACTACTGCATCCTCAGCTGTAAGTTGGAACTCACTATCAGTTGGAGCTGAACCTTCTGCAGTATTTGCAGCGTTATCAGTATAAGCTGACTCCTTAACGTATCTAATTACGTTAGAATCAGTTGAACCAACCGGAATGATTCCCATCATATTCGTCACATTCGATGGGTCTCTTTTGATGCCATCAACTGTTAATACACCTGTTGCATCTC